ATGGAAATGATGGCACTTGGAATCAAATCCAATTACGGAAACTACGATATTCGTTAATTGTTTATTTCGTGTGGATTTTGTATATTTGCGTTTGATATGACAAGCCATTACCAAGAAATACACAACCTTAAACAAGAAATAAAACGACTGCGATTGTTAGTAGTTGAAAACAAGATGGCCCATGACCGCGAGGTGAGGTTACTCAAACAAGAAATTGTCAAACCCAAAACGGACATCAACGATAACCCAACCACATGGGGTGAAGTGTTACGGGTTATTTGTGAAGTGATGGACATGACACCCGACCAAATTATCACCAAGTCAAGGAAGCGCAAACCAATGTATGCCCGACATATGTTCAACCACATTTGCAGAAAAAGATTGAACATGACTTTCATGGAGATTGGTAACATTTCACACCTTGACCATTCCACAATCATTTCATCGGTTCGGGAATTTACGGATATTTTGGTAACCGATAAGGAGATGCAAAGGTATCACGCCCAGGTTCACACGATCCTTCACGAAAGGTTAGTATAAACAATCGCCATTATTGGCGTTTTATGGGTATATGATTGAAACAAAAACCATCATTGTACCCACGGAGTTGAAGGATGTCAAGTTGCATCAAATGTTGGCGTACAATGAATTGAAGGCCGATATGGATGAAACACAAAGGCAGTTGGAATCGGTTGCCATCTTTTGTGAATTGACCATGAGTGAGGTAAAGGCCATCCCATTTGACATCCTCAAAGATTGTGTGATTAAGATTTCCAAAATGTTGGAATCTAAACCCGTGTTCACACCCAGGTTCAAAATGAACGGCATCAAATACGGATTCATCCCAAACATGGATGAATTAAGCACGGGTGAATTTATTGACATTGAAACATACCAAAAAACCCCCAATGATATTTGGAAGGTGTTATCTGTTTTGTATCGCCCCATCACCAAGGAAGGCCAGAACGGAAGGTATGAAATAACCCCGTACAATGCGGAGTTGAACGCAGATTTTAAGGACATGGATTGCAACACGGCGTTTGGTGCGTTGCTTTTTTTTTGGAGTTTAGGAATCGACTTGTTGAATTCTACCCAGAAGTATTTGGCGATGGTGAGGAGGGGGGAAGTGTCGATGAAGTACGACTTACCGAAAAATGGGGATGGTTTGGAATGGTCTACCGACTTGCTAACCGAAGTTTCCTCAACCTTGAAGAAGTTTATACAAAACCCATTCACTCCGCTTGTATGTGGATCGCTTACGAAAGCGACATTGCGAAGATGGAACAAAAAGCAATTAAACAACGATGAACAATAATCACATTGGCACCGCATTTGAGGTGATGAAAGACATTGCCGATTTGGAGGGGTGGAACTATTCACACGGCACATTAACCGAATTTGATTTTAAGGCGTTTTTGGTATTCCCGTTGATGCATTGTTCAATTCAATCGGTGGCATTGACCGACCAGGTGGCAACCATCCAAATGAATATCATGGTGGCGGATAGGGTGAACTTCTTGAAAACGGAAAACGAACAAGAAAATTTAATCACCGAGTATTCCCAATATGGATACACCGAGAATCAAAACTATGCAAACATTTTGCAAGATTTGTATGTGAGGTTTTCAAAGGGGTTATGGCGTACGGAACAAGATTATTTTAACCAAATCCAATACATACGCCCCATTACTTTTCAACCATTTATGGAAACATTGGATTCAGTATTGGCGGGTTACCAAATCACAGTTGGAATTGAGTTAATTAACCCATGGGTTACGGATGGCGATTGCGTATAAAAATAGCGAACAAGTTGTTGCGGAGTATTCCAACAAATGGGCGATTGCGTGTCGTACCTTATTGGAGGTAAAACGCCCACGAACATCAATCCGTGCCAAGTGGAAAAAGGTTGGTGAAGGTTGGACACCCATTTCCGTATCCAAAAAGACATTCCGTGGTAATTATGTGGCATCTGGGCAATTGGTGAACTCTATTCAACCCGCACCCAAAGGGTTGGACATGGGGATTACCATGAACAAGACGGCCGATTATGTGCAGAACGGAAGAAAGCCAGGCAAGGGCATTCCGTTGGCATCGATGCGTAATTGGACAAAGATGAAACGCATTCAACCACGGGATATGGGAACGGGGCGATTCAAAGGCAAGGCCGATGAAAACGCAATGCGATTCATGATGAACAGAAAAATTAAACACTTTGGTATTGAACCATTCCCATTTGTTACAATGGCACGAAAGGAGATATTACCACAATTCAATAAGGCATTAACCAAGGCGATGGCCCAAGACATAAAAGCAAGATTCAAACGATGACATTCAACGAACAACCCAGTGCAATATGCGGGGCAAAATCCCCATTGATTTACCAATTTTACGATGCGTTATACACCGCAGATTCATTCTATTATCAATGCGATGTGTATGTATGGAGTGGCACAACGACATTGCCAGGTTCACCGAATTGGACAATAAACCGCAAACCCGACCAATATGGTTCGGGGCGTGGATGGATTGACATTCACAAATTGGTGGAACAAATGTTGACCGAGGATTATTTAATTAACGGCACATACAAACCAAATATCGGGAATGGGGCAATGCGTGTTGCCGTCAAAGTGCGTGGGGTGTATTTAGTAGGCACCACAACCACATACACGGCGTATGCGACATCCAATGTTGTTTTGGCTACATTGGGTTACACTTACACATCGGAAGGGTTTAACGATGGATTTTCAAAAGTGGTTTACACGGACAAAACACAAGTTACCATCACCGCAGAAACAACCACGGCATATTTGTGGTACGATGCAACTGTGGTTACTTCAATCACTTGTGGGAGTGCAACCATCACGCCAAACGCGGTGAGTGGGTTAAGTGCAAACGCCATCCAAGGTATTGAGATTGTACAATTGTTGGCAGCGGGTGGGGTATCGGCATCAACCAACATAACTTTTGTCAAGGCGGGTGATGATGTTGTTATACCATTGAATTTTGTGTGTGAGAATAAGTACGGGCAACAAGATGTGTTATTCCTAAACAAATACGGGGTGTATGATTCATTCTTGTTTAATGGCGTTCACCGAACCACGAACCAAATCAGCGGTGAAAAGTATTCACAACCGATTTATAAACAAACCGACCTTGCACAATCATGGACATACGGCGTTCCAATTACCACACCTTATTTGGTTAATAGTACCCAGGTGATGACAGTAAACACGGATTGGATCACGCAAAACGATGTTGATGTGGTTGAGCAAATTTTTTATTCGGTGAATGTATTGGTGAACGGCCCACAAGTTTTGTCGGCAAGGATTATTGATACCACATTTGAAAAGAAAACCCGCATAAACGAAAAGTTGATTTTGTACACCATTCAAATGGAATACAACCAACCAAAAATTAATAAGATAGTACGATAATGGCAATTAGATTTTCATTATCCATCCAAGATAGTAACACCGATACCATCGGGCCAATAATGTTGGCGTACAACCAACGCACGGCATCGGGATTTATTGAAGGCCAAGAATGTTGCATTGAAAAGTTGGAAGCGTTGGGCGGTACATTCAGTTACCAAGTACCCGTGGATTTATTCCAAGATGAATCCGTACCCCTTACAAGGCAATTAAAGGACTTGATGAACCTTGCCACCATTTGGACAGATTACACCCAAGATTTCCAAATACCCGCATCGGACACTAACAACCAAATCTTTGCCAATTGGTTTGATGAAAACATGGTCATCGTGGGTTGGAATCCCAACATTGGTAAAAACGCAACCATATTCATCAACGGATTACCCGTATTTGAAGGTCGTGTTGAATTGATTGGTTGTAAATTCAAGGATGGGTTGCCACAATTGTACAACATCATTTTTTACGGCACGACCAAAAAATTGTTGGATGCGTGGGGCGAAACATTGATGAACGAAGTTGATTGGAGTGAATACGAACACACGGCCAATTACACAAACATATTGAGTTCATGGGATCAAAATTTATTGGGTGGTGATATTTTATGGCCGATTGCAGATTACAACCAACAATGGAGATATTCCACATTGACGGGAGTAAACGGAAACATCTTAAAACCAAGGGGTGTTGAGGTGGATGATTTACGCCCCGCGATTCGCCTTCGTGAAATGTTGGTTACTGCATTCAATAGCAATGATATTGGATACACATTGACGGGTTCATTCCTTACAAGGCCCGAAATGGATGATTTGTATGTGTTGCCAATGCAAACGGCGGGGCCATTGTACGATCCCGAATACACATTGCCAGGAACTTGCCATGCTTCCAATTCACCACAAACATTTACGGCAACATCGGGAGTATTGACATACGCCCAATTGATATTCCCAACCATCGTTTCAAACCCATCGGGGAACTACAACAATACAACGGGGGATTACACTTGTAACCGAGGGGGTTATTATCAGTTTTCATTGGATGTGTTGAGTATTATTGCCCCAGGTGTTGCGTTGCAAAGTTTGGAAATCGCCTTTTTCCTAAACGGGCGTAAAGAATTTGCACCAAGTCAATTGATATTTACAACAACATCGGCAGCGGTGGGGGCAAGTTTCAACCAAAGATTAAATTCGGGGGATGTGGTTTCGGTGCGTTATCGTGCAACGGGTGGTTGGTCAACAATTGCCATCACTTTTAAGTGTTACAAAGCCCCACAAGGTATTAACGGAACGAGCATCCGCATGGAAGATGCCATGCCACAAAAACCCATCAAAGATTTCATCAATGGGGTGTTGCAAGGTTTCAACTGCATATTAGTTCCAACGGGTGAAAAGACAATTGAAATCCACAATTTGGCGGATTGGTTGGCGTTGGGAACAACAAAGAATTGGACATCGTATGTGGATATTAAGGACATTCAGCACGACAAATTACCAATACCACGCCATGTGAGTATGAGCCACCAAGAATCAACATGCTTGGCCAATGCGTACTACAAACAAATTAACAAACGGGAATACGGATCAATTAAGTTCATGCCGTTAATTGATTACCCAACGGAGGAATTTAACATTGAAACACCATTCCATGTGATTGCACCCCAGGCGATGAACCAAGTCAATTTGAATGGGCAAATAGTTCGTAAAACGGAATTGAACATCCCCGTGTTTTTGGATACCGACTTCAAACCCGTGCAACAAGATTACACCTTGTTTTACTATGGAGGTAAACAATCGGTTTCCGATGTGTGGTATTTCAACAACAACATTCAAATCGTGATGCCGTTGATGACACCTTATTCGGACTATCCAACAATATCAAATAGTTATTCAAATGCGTTCGGATTGGAACTTTCTTTGCGTGGCGATGCACCCACAAAAACGATGTATGATTTGTATTGGACAGAATACCTCACCCGTATGTATTCAACGCAATCAAGGGTGGTTAAAATGACTGCGGTGTTACCCGTGGGCGAGTGGTTGAATCTTGAATTGAACGACACCATCGCCATTTCATCGAATTACTACAAAATCCAATCCATCCAATACGATATGTTGACGGAGATTGCCAACCTGGAATTGGTAACATATCCCGATGTTGAAATTATGAGGTTTACCACCACGGGGCAACGGCCCGATTTTACCAACCCCGTTGAAGTACCCGCGGGAAGAACATATTTGCGGGATTATTCGGTGGCAAAAGGTATCATGAATTCGTACAAGTTCAACGGCCAAGATTATTTGGACACCAACCAAGATGAGGACTACAACCAAAATAGCGTGTCGACATTGGTTCATCAAGTTGAGAACTTGCAATCCATCGTGCAGTTTAACCAAATCACGATGTACAACAACAACCCCGCAACTCGCACAACGGATTCTACAATTTGGGATACCATCCCAATGGAAGAAGAAGAATCAATCGGGTATGTGCAGAACATCACGGCCACATTGAACCCATCAAAATATGTATGCACCGATGGTGGCCAATACAAGTTCACGGCGATGGCTTCGTTTGGGCAAAGTGGAAACAAGTCAATTGAATATGCAATCCAAATCAACGGCATCAACACCACGGCATATGCTGCCACGGATTCAAATTTCCATAGTATTCAAATTGACACTATTTTGGATTTGGCCCCCACGGATGAAGTAACATTTGTTTGGAAACTTTACACGGGTGGGGCGCACACCATCACCATTTTGAAATCCAACTTTTTAATACTCAAAAAATGATATCATTAATCATAAAATTAGCACAATCCCAAGAATGGTACGGGGTATCCGATGCGGTGGAAATCGCAAAGGGCAAAAACCAATATGCACAAACTTGGAAGCAAGTATTTACACAATATAAAAGAACATACAAATCATGGCGGATGAAATAAATTTTAAGATAAACGCGGACACCAAAAAGGCCGAAAAGAACATTGATGGCCTGGAAAAAAGTTTAGGTGGTTTGGGTGGGCTTTTTGCCCGTGCGGGTAAAGGTGCAAAATCATTTGGACAAACATTGTCCGCAATGGGGAATGCCGTTAAAACGGGATTGGGATTTGGTATCTTGTTGGGGGTATTGGATACCTTCAAATCGGTATTGAGTGAAAACCAAGCCGTGGTGGATTTGCTTAACCAAGCCATGGTTGTAATGCAAGGTGTGGTGAATGGGGTTGTTGAGGTATTGAAACCATTGTTTGGATGGTTTGCTAAGGCATTCAAAGAACCAAAAGTATGGTGGGATGATTTGGTTGCATCGTTTGAACGCGGTGCAAAGTTCATCAAAGAAAACATGATTGATGGGGTGTTCAATAAGTTCACACAATGGGCGAACACGGCCAAACTTGCCATCCTTGAATTGCGTAAAAACTGGAATGAATTTACGGGGGATACCGAAGAAGCCAAAAAGATTGGGGATGAAATAGATAAACTGCAAAAACAAAATGTCAAGTTAGCACAGGAAAACGCCAAGAAGATGGAAAACATCAAAGGCGTTGTGAATGATGTTGTGGAGTTCACAAAACAATCGTTCAATACAATCGCCAAGGCAACCAAAAAGGCATTTGATAACAAAGATGTATTGGCCAATGCGGAAGCCAACATTCAAAGATTGCAAACCTTGTATCAAGGTATTGTTGAAAAGTACGATTTGATGGCCGAGAAACAACGGCAATTGCGTGATGATGAAAACACAACCATTGCGGATCGTTTGGCAGCGAATAAAGAATTGCAAAGGGTATTGGCCGAAGGTGAGGAAAAAGAAAAAGAAAACATCAAAGCCCGAATGGGTATTATCCAAATGCAACAAAATTTGTTGGGTGCAAATAAAGACCGAGCAAATGAATTGTTGGCATTGCAACAAGAATTAACGGGAGTAACGGCAAAGTATGCAGGGTTGATGTCGGAAACCCTTACCAACGAAGTATCATTGGGCAAGGAAGCATTGGACATTCAAAAGTCAATCAACGAATCAAAGTTATCCCAAATTGAAATCACCAACGAAGCGTTATTGGCTGAAAAGGAAGCGGCGATTGAACGGGCTGATTTGTTGACCAATGAGTTCGATAAATTCAAAGCGGTTAAGGAAGCGGAACAAGCATTGAGGGATGAAGAAATCCGACAATTGAACGAATTGAACGAAAAACGCCAAGCCGATTTTGACACCCAGTTATCACAATTGACAAAAGGCACCGCAGCGTATCAAGATGTGTTAAACCAAAAGTTGGAAGCACAAGCGCAGTTTGATGCGGATATGAAAGTCAAAACAACCGAACAAGCGACATTTGAAGCGAAGTCGGCAAAGGAATTGACCGCATTAAAAATCAGTCAACAAGAAGCATTGGCAAGTGCAGTTACGGGGGCATTAACATCCATAGCAACCGCAGTTGGTGAGGAAACCGCAGCGGGTAAATCATTGGCCATTGCATCGGCAATCATTGACACCTACATGGGGGCAACCAAGGCATTGGCATTGGGTGCGGGAACACCCGTTGGTTATATCAACGCAGCGGCGATTATCGCAGCGGGATTTGCCAATGTTCGGAAGATGGCATCAACACCAATCCCAGGTAGTTCGGATTCAGCACCACAACCAAGCATGGGGCCAAGTGTTTCAATTGTGGGTGGTTCGGCGGATCCATCGGCACAACTTGCAAAGAGTTTGGCAAGTCAACAACAAAAACCAATCAAGGCGTACACAGTTGCAACGGACATGAGTACCCAACAAGCCCTTGACCGCCGTATCCAACAAAACGCAACATTCCCTGGGTAAATCGTTATATAGAATATGAAAACATCATTTGAAAAATTCATGGCATCAAGTGCCGTTCAGCCAATTAAAGTGGAAATGGCATTGGTTGATGATTTGAAAAAAGCGGCAATTCAACTAAATACAAGAGCATTAGAATTAAAATCCGAATTGGACAATATCAAACAATCTAAACAAAGAGCAATATCTGCTTATAACACATTGTTAAAATTTCGAAGTGATTTAGAGTTAATACAAAGAAGTTACAATCAAAGTGCAAAAGATTTGGGCATTGACATTCAAGAACTTCCAGAAATCACAAAAGCCAAGAATTTGATGTCGGAAGCCATGAAAATTTATAGCCAAGAAATTTAACATGAGAATCGTTGAACTTATATTGGATGAACAACAAATGGCAAGTGGCATTGATGCGATAAGCATCGTGGAAGCCCCCGCCATTGAATCCAATTTTGTTGCGTTAAAATCCCATGAAGTAAAGTTTGCCAAGGTAGATGCAGAAAAACGCATCTTAATGGGTCCGATATTGATTCCAGACAAACCCATATACCGCAAACAAATTGTGGATGGGGCAATGGATGAATTTTACATTTACTTTTCCAAGGATACCGTACGCAAAGCATCACAGATGTTTTTGATGAAGGGCAATCAAGGCAACGCCACTATTGAACACGAATTGGCGGTTCAAGGTGTTTGCATGGTTGAAACTTGGATTAAGGAGGACATGGAAAAGGACAAATCTGCCATCTACGGGATGAACGATCCGATTGGCACATGGATGGGTTGTTTGAAAATTACCAACGATGATGTGTGGAATGATGCCAAGGATGGCAAGTTCAAAGGATTCAGCATTGAAGGTTATTTCGCAGACAAAATGAAGATGAGTAAACAACCATCATTACTTGAAGAAGTGGTGGCACTTTTAACAGAATATAAAAAATCAAAATAATATGCAACTTAAAGGAATTAGAATTCAGTTGGGGGTTATTGATGATATAAAATCAAAAACCGCAAAGGGTAACAACATTATTCAAGAAATAGAAAGAACAATTAGACAAGTTGAAACTGAAATTGAAATAATTAGAGGTCTGAAAGATACAGTCCAAAATTATAGAAGATTTGGTTCTGATTTATTTGATGATGTCACAAAATTTGAAAATCAATCTAAAGAACTTGGTATCCAACCTCCAAAAGAAGTTGAAGATGGTAAAAAAGTTTATCGCCAAATCAATGAAGTTACAAAAAGGTTGATTCAAGTTGTTAGCCAAGTCCGATAAGTAAAAATCTAACAATCTAAAAAAATAAAGTTTTATGAGTATGAACGCAGAATCAATCTTGGACCGCATCATGGTAAAATTGGGTATCAATGAACCCGTTGCCGTTGCGTTGGAACAAGTAAAAACCGAAGATGGCCAAGCCATTTTTGAAGCGGACACCTTTGCCGTTGGTGAAGCGGTGTTCATTGTAACCGAAGATGGTAAAATCCCCGCACCCGCAGGTGAATTTGCTTTGGAAGATGGTAACATCGTTGAGGTTGATGAAAATGGTGTAATCGTTGAAATCGCAAAGAAAGAAGCCGAAGTTGAGGAAGAAATCGTTGAGGAAGTTGAAGCCCAAGATGACATCATGAAAGAAGAAATCAAGGAAGAAATGGGAATGAAACCCAAGAAAACCGTGAAATCTAAAACCGAAATGGAAGAATCTTATTTCAGTAAGCAAATCAGCGAATTGGAAGCCAAATTTGAAGCCCGTTTGTCAGCATTGGAAGCCGAAAAGGTTGCATTGTCAGCACAAAACGAAGAACTATTGGAAAAATTGGCCACCGAACCCGCCCCACACACACCATTCAATCCCGAAGCCAACACCAAAGAATCTAATTTGATTTTCAAATTGGGTGCAAAGCGTGAAGAAACTTTGAAGGATCGTGTATTTAATCAACTATTCAACTAACCACAAAAAATGAAAAATAATCTTATCAAAACCCATTTGAGTGGCCCAACAGTATCGCCAAACACCTACGCGGGTTTATTTGGTAACAAATACATTGCGGCTGCTCTGTTGTCAGGCGAAACCTTGGCAAAGGAATTAATCACATTGCACCCCAATGTGGCTTTCAAAGAAGTTATCCGTAACTACCAAGATTCAATCAGCATCGCCGATGCAACTTGTGATTTCACAGATTCAAGTTCAGTAACATTGGGCGAATATGTGTTGACCACCATCGAAAAGCAAGTGAACTTGCAGTTGTGTAAAAACCAATTGCGTACAACTTGGGAATCAGCACAAGCGGGTTTCAGCGCATTTGAGAAACTTCCCGCAACTTTTGAAGAATTCATGTTGGCTCAAACCGCTGCCGAGGTAGCACAAGCAAACGAATTGGGTATTTGGAAATCTAACCTTTGGTATGATTCCGCCATCGTTGCTGGTCAAGATGGTATGGTAGGTTACTTGATTGATAACTCTGCAATTGTACGCCCATTCAGTGGTGCAACAAGTGGATCGAATGTTGTTGCTCGTTTGCAAGAGGCATTGGATTACTCACCCGCTGCATTGTATGGCAAAGAAGGTTACCAATACTATGTTGGCCCCGCCACAATGAAAGCATACCAAGCCGCGTTGTCTGCTGGTAACTACAACTTCCAATTCTATGTTGGTGAAAAGCCAATGAACTTCCAAGGTATCCCCGTTACAATGTGTCCTGGTCTTAACGACTACGATTGTGTATTGGGTATGAAGAGCGATTTGCACTTTGGAACTGGTTTGTTGAGCGACTACAACGAAGTGAAGGTTATCGACATGAGCGATATCGATGGTTCACAGAATGTTCGTGTAATCATGCGTTTCACAGGTGGTATCATTGCTACCAACCCAACTCAACAAGTTGTAATTAATGTAACCTAATTTGAGGTAAAACATAAAATAACGGGGTGGGCCTAACACCCACCCCTTTTTTTTAACCAAATAATATATAAAAAAATGCCAAGTTGTGGAACATTATTAGGAAGATACGAACCATGTAAACAATTCGTTGGTGGTTTGAAAGGTGCGTTTTTCGTACCATTTGAATTTGCAAACGCCATTACAACCGATGGTTCTGGTTTGGTTACCCAAATCAACAATGGTGCAACCCCACCCGTAAAATCAACGGGTTACTTTTGGGAGTTGAAAGGTTTGTCTACATTGGAAACCGCCGTGATTGCTTCGCGTGATAACGGAACATCAGCGTATGAAACAACCTTTACTTTGTCATTCAAACCAAGCGGGAAAACCCCCGTAACGGGTGATTCGGACATGGATCAATTGAAAGTTTTAACCCAGGGAAGATGGCAAATCATCGTTT